AAATGAAACACATGTCTATCCCTGTCTGATACTTGTGTTAATCTTGATGCAGTGGGTGCACCGCTCATAACTGTTGCTCTATTTCCTCGAGGAGTTGCTGCTCCCGCATTCCAAGTAAATGTTTTACCATTGTGAATAGTTGCAACTAATATTTGACCAAAATTATCTAAACTCCAGAAGCCTGGATCCAGAACCACGTCACTGGTTGTACGCTCCGTGCCCCAAGTTGATGCACTATATGTATCTGTTCCCCAACCATAACCTGCAGTTTGAAATGTAGGACCAACAATTACATAAGGATCAATTTCTGCAGACCCAGTTCCAGAAGTTGTAGCTGCTGAGTTAGATGGCATCGTAATCTCAAAAGTATTATCTGTTGAATTTAATACTTCAAAAGTATTGTCTGTAAAATCTGTTGTTGCGTATCCTGATCCGGTCGGAACTGTAACACTGGAAAATGTCACATATCTTCCATCAGATAAACCATGACTGGTTTTATTGACAGTGACTGTTGGTGAGCCTGTTGATGCATCAAAATCAGCTCCAGTGATTGCTGTATCTAAAGGAGTAATATCATAAAAATCTTCACCATAGTATAAAAATAAACCTTGTGAGGTACCAATAGCAGTATACTTTTCACCTTGTAGTGATGTCCATGCATGCTGTGCACGTGCCACACCTGGTAATGTTTTATATTGTATAGTTAATTGATTCCAACCACCTATTTTTTCAGGTAGTCCATATCGAAATCGAACAAAATCACCATCGACCCATTGAGATTCAGCTCCTGAATCCGTGACCATCTTGTTAAAACCGGGCTTGAAATTTAGTTTTTGTAGCATATAACCTACTATATAATACTTATGAATATAATGAAAGCGAGAATAATCTGGTTTCCCGAGCGTCTATCTTACATAGATTTTGACTCATTACAAGATAAAATAGATTGGAAAGAAGAACATTTAAATAATGTGCGTAAATATATGCAACAAGACGGGTTGTTATTTCCTGCTGTATTTAAAGATAATGAAATACATTGTGGACATTATAGATTTAGAGTAGCAAAAGAAATGGGTTATGATGGTATTGATGCTTATAAAGTAAGCACCTTCAAAGAAGCCTTGCAGTTGACTAATTTTAGTGAATTGTGTTATAAGCATTACAAAGAATATAAAGATAAAAACTATGTATGAGTCATTATTAGAAGCAACTAAATTTCACGCTATAAACCAAAATAATTGGACAGGTGAAGCATTAGCAGAATATAAACACAATGTTTATAATTTAATAAAAGAAAATAATATTAAAACCATTTTAGATTACGGTTGTGGTAAAGCAAAATTTCATTCTATTTTATTTAATAATAAAAAAGTTCCAGGATCTCCAATGGGTATAAATATAACTCCATATGATCCAGCAGTTGCACAATATGCAATTAAACCAACTGTAACATATGATTTAGTTTTGTGTATTGATGTCATGGAACATATTCAAGAAGATAAAGTTGAAGAAGTATTAAAAGATATATTTACTTACAGTAATAAAGTATTTTTAACAATTACTTGTTATCCTGCTATACAAATTTTAACTAATGGTAAAAACGCACATTATACAATTAAAGAACCTGATTGGTGGAAAGAAAAATTAAAACCCTATGATGGCAGTTACATAGTAATATTTCAAACTATGCCTGATAGGGGTGGTAAAAAAGTAAATAAAGAAGAATGGAAACCTAGCGCAACTACTTTAAAAAAATTAAAAAACAATGATAAAACATTAGATGAAACTCAGAAGGAAAAAGCAAATTTATTGTAATGGATCATTTAGAAGCAATTGTTGAAATAAAAAATGTAATACATCCTGAATTTATTGAAAAGATTATAAAATTAGCAGATAAAAAAGCTAAAGATAATTTATCTACTGTAGGTGGGGTAGATAAAAAAACTAGAAATGTGAAAGGATATCATTTAAATTTTGATACCCCTACTAACATTTTTTATTGGAACTTTATAAAAAAAGAAATAGAGAGATTATATACTTTCTATAAAGGTAAATTTCCTAAAATGCAAAGTATTAAAATAAATCAAATTGATCTTTTAAAATATTCACCTGGAGGTAAATACGATGTGCATACAGATAATTTTACTATTACTCCAAGAAGTTTAAGTATAATTATTAATTTAAATGACACTTATAAAGGTGGTGATTTAGTATTTACAGATCAGAAAGAAAAAGAAATAAAAAGATTTAAATTATCAAAAGGATCGATTGTATTTTTTCCAAGTAATTTTTTGTATCCACATACAATAGAACCAATTACAAAGGGGACAAGATATAGTATAGTTGCATGGCTACAGTAAATTATAAAATAGTAAAAAATTTTTTTTCGAAAGAAGAGTTAAATCTTTTACAAAAATATTGTTTTAAAAGTCTTGATAATTCAACTCAGTATCAACTATATGATGGTAATGTTTTTTCTCCTTCTTGGAAGGATGATCCTTTAATGAATTCATTATTAGAAACAAAACTTTCTTTTGTTGAAAAAGAATCTAAATTAAAATTGTTTCCAACATATGCTTATTGGAGATATTATGTGTTTGGAGCTGCTCTACCATTACATAGTGATAGACCAGCTTGTGAAGTTTCTATTACAGCTTGTATAAAAAAATATGATAACTGGCCTATAATAATTAATAATAGTTCTTTTGAAATAGAAGAAGGAGATGGTGTGTTATATGCAGGTTGTGCTCAAAAACACAAAAGACCTGGAACATATAAAGGTGAAGGAATGGCACAAGTTTTTTTTCATTACGTAGATCAGAATGGACCATTTACACATCATCAATATGATAACTATTTAAATCAAAACAACAAACAGGCTAGTGATAGTGATCAAAAAATTTTAAAAAAATTAAAAAATGAAAACTATTATTTATAAAAATTGGTTAGAAAAAGATTTACATGAATATCTAAAAAATCTTTTTTTACATAAAACACCACATTTTTTTAGTCAAAAATCTCTTGAAACACTAAAGGATGACTCATGTTTTTATATCACTGAATTCACTTCAGAAAATATTATGATAGATTATTTAAGGTCTAAGTTATGTAAACTAATAGATAAACCCTTAATATTTCACAGAACATATATAAATGTTCAACATCCAGGCATGGATGGAACTTTTCATGTAGACGAAGGAAATTTAACTTTTATTTATATGGTTAAAGGAGAAGGAGATCTTGAAATTAAAAATGAAAAGATTATAAAATTTGAAGAAAATAAATTAATAATTTTTGATGCTCAAAAAAAACACAAAGCCTATGCTCCTAAAAAGGGAGTAAGAATAAGTTTAGCTTTTAAAACAACAACGGTAAAAAATAATGATAAAAAAAGAATGTAATATAAATAATTTCATAGGTGTTTATGATAATTATATTACTAAAGAAGATTGCCAAAGAGCTATAGATTTATATGATGCTGAAAATAAATTTAATAATACTATAAATAGATTAGAATCAGAAAAAAGTAGTGTTCTTATGAAACAAGACCAACAACTTTTTTGCATGCCGAAAAATATTAATATTTGGTGGGAAAGATTAAAACCTCTTATATATAATTTTGATATTGCTTGGAAACATTATGATAAAGTAACAGGAGCTTTACAATCTCTTGGAGGCATAGAATTATTTCGCACTAGTTTAAAAATACAAAAAACTTTACCTGGAGAAGGCTATCATATTTGGCATGTAGAGCATAATCAAGGTTATGAAAATGAACCTAGAGCTTTTGTTTATACTATTTATTTAAATGATGTAGAAGAAGGGGGAGAAACAGAATTTTTACATTTTTCAAAAAGAGTAAAACCTAAGGCTGGAAGAATAGTTATTTGGCCTGCAGGTTTTCCTTATGTTCATAGAGGCAATCCACCTATTTCAGGAGAAAAATATATTTTAACTTCATGGTTAGTATTTAGACCATGAACAAATACATAAAATGTATTAATTACCTAGTTACAAAAAAAACACAAGAAATTGTTCATCACAACAAAAGTTTTTTTCAACATTTAATTAATGTATATAACACATTAAGAAAATGGAAATGTGAAGAAGACGTATGTTATGCAGGTCTATTTCATTCTATATATGGGAATGAATATTTTAATCAACAAATAGAAAAAGATAGAAATGTAATTAAAAATTTAATTGGTAATAAGTCTGAACTTATTGTTTATGAATTTAATCAAAATAGAAATAAAAATAAAAATACTAAAATAATATCATTAGCAAATAATTTAGATCATGATTTTATTAATGTTTTTGATAACTTATTAGATAAACAAGAAATTGATACAAACTATTTTTATTTTAGAGATATAGCTCCTTGGAGATTTATAGGTTCTGGGAAAGATGAAACTAAATGGAGAAAATTTAATTATCATTTAAAATTTAAAAATAAAATAGAAAAAAAATTAAAAGATCAAACTGAAAATATATTAAAAAATATGCAAATATTTGATTTGCTAAAATTAGAAAGAGCTTATGCTAGTGCAAATCCATATGGAACTGTTCATGAATCTCACACCGATTGGGAAAAAGAAGTTACAGGTATTACCATTATGTATTATTTAAATAATACTTGGGATTTAAAATTTGCAGGGGAAACTGTATTTTATGATAAAAATAACCAAGACATATTAAAAAGTATTATTCCAAAACCTGGAAGAATAATTATCTTTGATGGCAATATAGAACACTGCGCTAGAGATGTAAGAAGAGACCTTAACGACTTAAGAATGGTCTTAACTTTTAAATATAAATTATCTATTGATTAAGATGTATAAGATGTAGGTCTTGGACCCATTCTAGCTGTTTGATCCTCTACACTTTCAGTAGTAATAACTGACCCGTCTTCTTCATTAAAAGTTTTAATAGTTGCGTGATCCCAATCACCTTGTAACTTAGCTAAATGAGCTTCATCCCATTTATCAATAAATGGTTGAAAATCTAAACCAGTGCTTGCCCAAGTAGAATGAGGTGTTTCATCTCTATATTCTACTTCATCAGTTTCTGGAGTATTATTATATTGAATTGCCCAAAGGTTTGAATATGAAGCTTGATTCCAAAAAGCATCATCACCTACATTTTCATAACATGTTTCAGCACCATCTCCTTCATGTTTCATGACTGATCTATCGTCGAATACTACTGTCCATCTTGAATTGGTTGCCATATTTATATCTCCTAAGTTTTAATTACGTATACCACTGTTAAATAAGGTTGTAAAACTGAAGTTGCATCACCTGTAAATGTTGCACTCATGTTGTGAGAATGTCCTCCGCCACCTCCAGCTGCATTAATTCTACTATTAATAATAGATAAACCTCTTTGACCAGGACCTTGTAATGCAAAGTCATTAGCTTGTGATGGGGTTGGGTATTTAAAGTTAGCTGGGTGACTGTGTGAAGCAAGTTGTGGTGTTGATAAAGTTGCATTTGCTGTTGAACCACCAACGTTTCCAGTTGAAGATACAGTGTTTGCTCCACCTGTTGAACCTAAAGTTTTTCCAGGAGATTTTGAAACTGCTACGTTATCTTGTAAATCAGGTACGTTAAAAGTTGTCGAACCATCACCTGCTCCATAAGTTGTACCAACGATTGCAAATAAATCTGCATACGTTGATCTTGATACAGCTGCACCTGCACACTCTAAGAATCCTGATGGAATTGATGCATCTGACCATGGTACAATTGTACCAGTTGGAATACCTTCAATACCTGTAAGGTTTGCTCCATCAAAATCGTATTTAGTTGCTTCGTAATTTGCCATATTTTATTTCTCCCTATAAGTCCAGCCTGTTGTAGCGTCTCCAGAATATACTAAACTGAAACCGGCACCTTGAGTGTTAACTGTTAAGTCCGCTGCACTGTTTGCTATATTAGAAGAATTTCTACCAACAGTCAATGCGTTAGTATTAAAATCATAACCTTGATCTATAAATGAAACTTCATCACCTGCACTTGGAGAAGC